GAATGTATTTGAAATATGAAATTACACAAAACGATATTGATAGAGGAAAAGCAAAACTTCCAAATGGACCAGGAATAGTAACAACAACTGGAACTTCATTAGGAAATACGTACAATTGGTATGAAAGTTCTAATTATATACAAGTACCAGATTCTGTAATTGGAGTTGAAAAAATATTTAAATTTGATACCAGTTCAATTTCTGGAGGGATGTTTAGTATAAAATATCAGTTATTTTTAAATGACTTATATTATTTTAATTCGGTCGAACTTCTCCAATATGCCATGGTAAAATCATATTTGGAAGATATTGATTTTTTACTGACAACTGATAAGCAAGTTCGTTTTAATAAAAGACAGAATAGATTATATTTAGATGTTGATTGGGGTCAACAAAGAGCAGGAAATTATTTAATATTAGATTGTTATAGAATTTTAAATCCAAATGAATTTACTAATGTCTATAATGATAGTTTTTTAAAGCAATATTTAACTTCCCTAATTAAAAGGCAATGGGGTCAAAATCTTATTAAATTCAGGGGTGTTAAATTACCTGGCGGAATAGAATTGAATGGTAGAGAATTTTACGAAGATGCTCAAAGAGAATTGGATGACCTGAAGCAAAGAATGTCTCTAGAGTATGAACTTCCCCCATATGATTTTATAGGATAATTATGGCATTAAATCCATTTTTTTTAAACGGATCCCCAGCAGAACAAAGACTTGTTCAAGATTTAATTAATGAACAGTTGAGGATGTATGGTGTCGAGGTTCTTTATGTGCCAAGAAGATTTGTTAGAAAGGAAACGATAATTAGAGAAGTAACTACATCAAAATTTGGTGATAATTATGCAATAGAAGCTTACGTTAGTAACTATGATGGTTATTCTGGTGTTGGTGATATTTTAACTAAATTTGGGATGAATTTAAGAGATGAATTAACATTAGTAATATCAAAAGAACGTTTTGATGATTTTATTTCCCCATTTATGGCAAATGATACTACTGGGGAATTAGAAGTTGTAAGTAGACCTAGAGAAGGAGATATAATTTATTTTCCCTTAGGTAAAAGAATATTTGAAGTTAAATTTGTTGAGCACGAACAACCATTTTACCAATTAGGAAAAACTTACGTATACGAATTAAAGTGTGAATTATTTGAATATGAAGATGAAATTGGTGGATGGTCCGAAACTACTCAGTCTACAACAGAAATAGATGAGGTTTTAGAAAATCAAGGTTACATAAAATCTCTACAATTATTCTCTAGTGGGCAGGTTGCTGCTTTGACCCCATCAATAAACACTGGATATATTAGGAAAATATATTTAAATAATGATGGTTATGATTATAGCGGAACTCCAACTGTGGCAATATCTTCAGCACCATCAGGAGGAACTAATGCAACAGCAATAGCATTAACAAAATGCGTATCTGGTTCATGTTCTGTTAAAGAAATTTTAATTACAAACGCTGGTGCTGGATATACGACCACACCCACAATAACAATTACTGGTGGAAATGGTGTAGGAGCAGCTGCAACTTGTGAAATAGTAAAAAATTATTATGGAATTCAAAGTGTGTCTATTGCATCTTCTGGATCTGGATATTCTACACCGCCAACTATAACATTTTCTGCTCCTTCTGTTAATGCTGGTACAGGAATTACTGCAAAGGGAAAGGTAGTTGTTTCTCAAGACGGAAATATATCAAAAGTTTATATCTCCGATGCTGGAATAGGATACGCCACACAAGCAGCAGTATCTGTTCAAAATCCACCACTTATTACGGGTGTTGGAACTTACATTTTTAATGAAATTGTTGTTGGACAAATCTCAGGAACTAAAGCCAGAGTTAAGACCTGGAATGAAGATACATATATATTAAAAGTAGGAATAACAACTGGATCGTTTATTCCTGGAGAAATTATAGTAGGATCCGCTTCCTCTGCAATTTATTCAATAAAATCATCTTCTACTAGTACTTTAATAGATAATTATGAACAAAATGATGAGTTTGAAAGTGAAGCAAGTAAAATAGTAGATTTTTCAGAATCAAATCCCTTCGGCAATTACTAATGTTAGGAACTTATTACTATCACCAAATTATAAGGAAAACCATCATTGCATTTGGCAACTTATTTAATCAAATTTATATCAAGCATAAAGATGGAGATGACGATGTGTTTTCTGAGATGCGAGTTCCTTTAACTTATGGTCCAACACAAAAGTTTTTGGCACGTCTTGAGCAACAGGCAGATTTAAATAAACCAGTTGCAATAACATTACCAAGAATGTCTTTTGAAATGTCATCTATACAATATGATACTAGTAGAAAAACTGGAGTTACTCAAACATTTAAAGCCTTAGATGGAAATAATTTAAAAAAAGTTTTTTTACCAGTTCCATATAATATTGGATTTGAATTAAATATTTTATGCAAATTGAATGATGATGCTCTACAAATAATTGAACAGATTTTACCATATTTTCAACCAGGATTTACTGTTTCAGTTGACCTGGTTGATTCTATAGGAGAAAAAAGAGATATTCCAGTAATTTTAGATAATATTTCTTTGCAGGATGATTATGAAGGTGATTTTTCAACTAGAAGAGCTTTGATTTACACACTTTCATTTACATCAAAAACATATCTATTTGGACCAATATCAGAATCTACGGAAGGATTAATTCGTAAAGTTCAAGTTGATACATATGCAGGAACAGATCCAAATATTTCAAAGAGAGAGATGAGATATACAGTTGTACCAGATCCTATTGATGCGGATCCTGAAGATGATTTTGGATTTAACGAGACCTTTGAATATTTTGGAGATTCCAAAAAGTATAGTCCAACTCAGCAAGCTGATTTATAATAACCATTATGAAAAATTATGATTCTTTAGATAAAGCTTTAAATATTACTTCCAATAAAATAGAGGAAGACTCTAAAATTGATATAATATCTACTGGTGAATATAATTCTAACGATATTAAAAAAGATTATGAATATACAAGAGCAAACTTATATTCATTAATTGAAAAAGGGCAAGAGGCAATTAACGGTATTATGGAACTTGCCGGAGAGGGTGGTAGTCCAAGAGCATATGAAGTTGCTGGTCAACTCATTAAGAGTGTTGCGGATACAACAGATAAACTTATAGATCTTCAGAAAAAACTTAAGGATGTTGAAGAGGATACAGTAAAAACTACAAATAATGTCACTAATAATGCTTTGTTTGTTGGATCAACCACGGAATTGTCAAAACTACTCAAACAAGGTTTTCTAAATAATAAGGATTAGTCTTCACCAGTAATGAACGAGCAACTGAAACCATATAGAACTGTAGAGCAGATTGCAAAGAAACATCGTATGGATGTTTCGGATATTCAGAAGCAACTTGATATGGGTGCTCCTATTGAACATGAGCACACAAATAATAAAAAACTTGCTGTTGAGATTGCATTACAACATTTAGATGAAATCCCAGACTATTATACTCGGTTAAAAAAAATGGAAGCATCTGCAAAGAAAGAACATAAGAAGTTCAAGGATGTTACTGAAGGAAAGGGTCTTTGGGCAAATATCCATGCCCGCAGAGAAAAAGGACTTCCTAGAAAAAAACCAGGACAAAAGGGATATCCAAAAACTTTAGATATTGAAGAAGGTTTAAAACAAGCACGTAAAAATGTTGGTGCAAGTAAGTGCTGGCCAGGTAAAGTTGCTACAGGAACAAAAATAAAGAATGGAAAAGAGGTTCCTGATTGTCGCTCCATCAAAGAAGAAACTGGAATGGTGAGATATTGCCCAAAATGTGAAAAGAATGAAACTAGAAGTGACTGCAAATATGGTCCAAAATATTGGGATATGTTCTCGACTCCAGTTTCATTAAGTTCCAATGCATACGATCCAAATAGTCCTCATCCAGCAAATGAGGAAAAAGATCATGAGTACTCAATGGCACGTTCAGAACTTTCCACAATTATCAGTGCAGCAAATAGATTAAAGAAAAAAATGAAAGGTGAGGGTAATATTGAAGCCTGGGTTCAGTCGAAGATTACAAAGGCAGCAGACTATATTGACACTGCGGCAGATTATATTGACAGTAATGAGATGAAAAATGAATCAGTAACTATTCAAGATCTTGATGGTAATGATTATGTTGAATTTGTTGATTTAATCAAACCAGAAAAACTGAAAACGTTTAATCAATTTGTAACTGAAGCAAAAAAATCGGAGATGAAGTGCAACTCCCCAAAATCCGAACCCGTGGGTGATTCGCTCACGGGAAA